GCCGCTCCACCAGCAGCCGCCCCTGCACCAGCACCCGCTGCCCCTGCACCGGCTACCGCAGGAGCCGCAGCTCCTCCCGTTCCCGCTATGGCAGCAACACCCGCTCCTATAGCGAGAGCCCCGCCAAGGCCCCCAGAGATCGCTCCAAATAGCCCACCACTTTCTTCAACTGGCTTTTTTCTCTGTATAATTGGTTGAAGTGCCATGATTAAATCCTCGCCGCCAATATTTGATTAAAAGGAACACCCGCCTGAGCTTTTTTATAATCGTCCGCGTTTGGTACTCTGCCATAAGGAAACCGACTGAAATATGAATCCAACTCTCTATTTGTTCTCGCGTTAACACCCGCAGATAGCTGAGTATCGATAGATCCAGATTGGCTTGGATTTTGTCCCAAAAGTGTTCCTACATCTGTTCCGAGAATACCAGCAATCTCTCCAACCTTTCTGATATCTAAATCTTCTAGAGCGACGACCTTATTAAAAAGGTTTGTAGCGACGTTCTGTTGATATTCGAGATTAAATTGGCGACGTTGCTCGTCCAGTTGAGCGCCAGCTAAGCTAATCTGCTGTTGTTGAAGGGCTCGACTTAAGGCACTTTCACCCGCCGCAAACTCCTGAGATCCTAGTCTCTCCCGGGTGGCAAACTCTCTTTGTCTTCCGGCTTCTCCTGCTGCAAACTCCTGAGATCCAAGACGCTCACCTGTTACAAACTTTCTTTGCTCGCCAGCCTGTCCTGCTGCAAATTCTTGAGAGCCGAGACGCTCACCTGTTACAAATGTTCTTTGTTTTCCAGCTTCTTCTCCGGAAAATAAACGCTGTTTTCCAGCCTCTTCACCAGCAAATAGACGTTGTTTTTCGGCCTCTCCAGACTGAAACTGTTGCCCCTCTTTAATGAGTCTCTCTTCTCTTTCTAGCTGGTTCTTTTGAACATCAATGCCTGCTAGCTGCTGAGCAAGGTCAGCTTGTGCTTGCTGCCCAGCCTGCGATTCAAGCCTTGAGAGAGCTCCGCTTGAAAGCCTTCCGGTGAATCGCTGTTGTAGTCTTCTTTGCGCAGCCTCTTGGCTTTGTTGAGCCTGCCTTCTTAAGCCCGCTTTAATTGTCTCAAATGGATCTGCCATGTGCTCCCCCTATGCGCTCGCTCGTCTACGAGCTCGCAGGATATATTCAATAGCCGCCCGACTTATTTTGAAAGCCTGGCCAGCCGTGTTCTGATTTGTAAACTTAAACTTAATGCGTCGTCCGTTCGTTGTGCCGAGGTCGACATAGAATTCCTTTTCCGTATCATTGGCCCCGAAAATATCTACATCCCAAATGGCCGTGTCCCAAAGACCACCCGATGAAAGAAGATTGATTTGGCTTAACTCTCCATCACCAGGCTCGAAATCTGTTTTCGAATAGACATTCGCATTCCAATTACCCAAAAGAGTCGCCCAAATGTAAACACCCCTAAAGTCCTTATGATTCTGGGCGTGCTTATCATCTGTATGAAAGTATTTCGTCTCAAAATAAGAATTAATAGCCGAACCACTATCACTATAAAGACTTGTCTTATCGAGCTCTAATATCTGCCCAACGCCTTCGCCCGACGTGGTGCCGAAGAGTTTGTTGTCAAATACAAAGAGATGGCCAATCGAGAGACCTGTCCAAGGAAGCCAAGAACCAATTTGCTTAGGTAAAGTCCTTCTTTGATAGTCATAAACATAAATCCTATTATTTGTCGCATTCGAGTATGGGACGGTGATATAAATCTTATTTTTCCAATGGACGCCATTGATGTCGTTAAAAGCGGCTTTCGAAAAATTAAGGATATCTGGCTCAATACGAAAACTTGCTATTTCTGTCCTGATTCCGCCGATGTCTGTGCTTATAGCTTCATTGGTCGGATTAATTCCTGATAGGGTCACAAATCCTGTGGCATTATCAGCAATCATTCCCAAATACATCAATTGATCTTGAAACGTCACATTAAACTGGGCATTCGATCCATAAGAGGTATTTGTCTTAAGAAGAATATAATTAGTAGGATCATTGTCAGCTAAATAAAGCATGAATACTTCATTTGTATTCTTAATCATTACAAGTGCGTCGCTTGTCACCCCAAGAGAGGTTATTTTTCCATCTCCCTTACCCGCAAGTTCAAAGTTCGCAGCCTTAAATGTGTAAGGGTTTCCTATCTCTGAATAAAAAACGTTTGACGGATTATCAGGGTCAACAATCCAAAGGCGATCTTTGTGTGCTTTAATTAAAGTGTAATCCGCAGGACCACCGGCATCTGTGTCGCTCAAAGTGACGAGGTCAGCATCGGTCGTCTCATCCTTATAGGTGGTCGTTGAGTTATCTGCTATCTCGTCGACATAATAATAAGTTGTTCCACCTGTTTTCGTTCTATGAACCTGTCTTCGAACAACTCCATAACTTACAGGAGCTGTCGGAATACCCGTCAGTGAAGCGATTGAGCTTGTTGTACCAAAGTCGATTGTGACAGCACTGCCTAGATCTCCCACAACCAGGTCTGAGTTTACATACGTAAACTTCCACATATAAACGCCCGTATTAGGGCCTGCGGTTGTCGCTGTTGAAACAAGAGCTGCTGATGGGGTCTCTATTTTATGACGAGTGAAATCTGATCCGTTCCATTTATAGGGCGTTCCGCCATCACTCATATAAAGATAGCCATTATAAGGAGCATAAACGATGTTTGTTTGATTGGTGAAAACGCCGTCTGCCGAAGGAACCGTGATGAGAGTAGTTCCGGTTGTTAGATACATCATTGATGAGTTGTACCAACAAATTAGCTGACTATCGCCACTCGTAGGCTGAAAGCTTGTTGCTCCATAAAATGTCCCCGTGCCTAATGTCTGAATCGTAAGAGCGGTTGAACCATATCGCGTTCTAATTGCGCCGGTGTCTTCTGTATCACAATTGAGCGTATCTGGACTTTCAGCCACATCGATAACATGCGAATTACTTTTATTATGGAGTCCGCCATCGAAGAATGGGATTTCATAAATGAAACGATTGTTTGGCATTAAACAAGTCCTAATGTGTTCGCAATACTTTGGTCCTCACTTTGAACAATGTTAAAGTGATCGCGACGACGTCTCTCTTGCATAAATTTGCGCATGTCCTCTAAAGAAGATCGCCAGAGTGTTAAATGATCATTCGCCCTCGCTGAATCGCCTTCTTTGAGATAAATCCTATAGGTAACGTAATCTACGAAATAATGATGTAAAACTATAGGTGCAGCTATTGTCGTGCTTACCGAAACAGCATCATGATATTTATAACCGTAAAGCTTGATCGTATCGCTACTCGTGTCAGGCGTAGGAACAAGCTTAAGATTGTCTCCGAAAATATTGTAATGTCTCGGAGTCCCCGAAGCTGGATCTGATGATATCGCTGATTGAAGCTTATCGATTTCAACAAGAGTCGAAGGCCTAAGCTTTAGATTATTGTATTCAACTCTTTTAATAGAGATGAAGCCCGTTGGGAGCGTATAGTCTGCCTGATCGGCTACGCTTGTAAGGCTAGAGCTGTCCGTTGCTTCAATAATGAGAGCTTTTGCTGCCGCCTCATTGAGACCGAAAGTTAAATAGGAATAAAGTTCACTATCAGAAACAAAGGTTGATCCTTCGTTATTGCTCGCCTGCCTCGCCGCTGTGATGATCTCTAGTGCTGTCACGTTTTGGACGCCCTTTCTTCTTGGGCGCTTCCAAAGCTGTTATTCGATCACTCAAGTTCTCTAGGACCGAAAGAAGCTTTGTAAGCTTATCATCATTCTTTTGAGATTGAGCAGCGAGTTTCTTATCAAGCTCTTCATTCACCTGTGGAACAAATTTGTCTTTGTTCTCATCCAAATGCGCTTTCAGTTCTTTTTCAGTTGCAAATATCTTACCGTCCGCATGGCTGATAAATCCTGTTGCCTCTTGAACATCACTAAATAGTTTCTGCATTTTAAGAGGCTTACATTTGATGTATTCACCCGCATCGTTCTTCACGCTTGGATACCATTGACCCATAAAAAGAACAGCATCGTAATAATCCATATCTACTGAACCACCCGCAGGTATGCGAATAACTTCATCTCGAAATTTCTCCACATGCTCCTCTTTTCCGTGATTCCAAATACGGGCGCGCCCTGCTTCTGGTTTTACTATTGGTGAAACCGCTGTCATCTCTCTTCTCCTTTCGCGAGCCCTTAAAAGGGTAGTCGCCGTTCAATTATTTAAAACTCATCCGAAGCAATAAGATAAACCGTATTGCTCGCGCTTCCTGTTACTGCAGTACCAAATTCCACTTTAACATAAGGAAACCCATTGACGTTTACAGGCCAATTGTAGCATCCGCCCGAGATATCTGTTGCGATTGTTGCCGACAGAATCCTAAAAGCTGTTGCTGAGCTTGTTATGCTTCCCCTGAGAAAAAATGAAATATTACCAGTGCCTGCATTAAAAGCTGTCGTTCCTGAATGATAGAGATAGAGCCTAGAGGCGTTTCCTACCTCAACCGTTCCGGTACTTGTAGCAGCCGAAGCAAATGATAATGGATAAACCCGTGACTGTTGCATGGCTTAATATCCATAGACCGTTACGATTAACTCATCTCCACTTGCCGCTCCAGAAATACCAACCGTCCCTACGATGGAGGTTCCAGAATCACCTTCATTCATCGCAAATTTAATTGACGCTGATGTGGCTGATTGAAGCCCAACTGATAGGTCGGTAATGTTTTGAAGTCCTGTTTCCCAGGTTCCTGTCGCAGCGTCCGCTGTGAGTCGAGCACTGATCTTGCGCTGATTGCCTACAACGTTTGAAGCAAGTGCGCTTACTGTATATGCCATATATTCCCTTTCCTAAAATAAAACGATACCATTCTCAGTGGTATCGAGGTTTTCTATATTCTCTTTGAGTCTATCCGATACTCGATAGGATTCTAAAACATCTTCTATATGCTTTTGCATGATGCTCATAATGTTGCCTTGTTCATAGGCCCCCATACAACCGTCACTACAGTTAATATAAACACCAGGCACATGCATTGATTTGAGATCGAACCAACTCTTAAAATTGTAATAACTGGCCCAAGTTTTCACTTTGTTCCCATAGATATCTCGAACGTTTAAGACCTGTCCCATCGTATCATATTTCGAGTCAAACGAATGGAACTTGTGATCGTAGGAAAAGCTAAAGTCAGCTCCCATAAATATGACCGGATTGCAGCCAAAAATAGCTTTCGCAGCATAAAAAGAGCCGCCTAAAACATTGCCCCCAGAAGAGATATAGAGCTCAAAGGGCTCTATTTTCTTCATCTTCTCTCTTAAATCTGCATTCGGCAGAACTGATTGAAACCAGATCTTCTCGCCCAACCAGTTTGCCCAAAGACGAGGATTAGTTCCTACGTAACTTAAAAGCTTCTGATTCTTTGAGGCGTTTCGATAGAACTCTTTATCAATGATCTTCTTCTCAGCGTCGAGAAACTTCGTAGCGCCATCGAACATCTCATCAATCACGACCTCTCCACCGTCGAGAGTCATCCAATAGTCGATTTTAACTCCAAGATCAGTGAGATAAGCAAAGTTATGAAGCGCTGAAATGGTAAGAATGCCAGGGTTTCCGAGATACTTAATCCCGTTCTCTTCGAAAGGCCTTAAATGTTTCGCATAATGCTTAAGAGAAGGGCCTGAGCCAATACATATGACAGGTTGATTCTGATATTTCTTATACAGCTTCTGAATACCGTTTTCTTTAAAACTACCCGCAATTTCTTTATTGGCAGCCATGTTGCGGAGCCAAATGTCCTGAAAGAAATCTAATGTTTTTTGATCGTTACTCACCGTTTGCTGATGAAGGTCGTTCATAGGTATCGGTGGTGATACGATCGGTGGTTGGTATTCGAGATGTATGTCACATGTTCTTTTCATAACTTAAAAAAGGGGGGGCATTTCACCCCCCAAGTTTTTTATATCAACGGATAGAGATACATTGCACCAGATGAGCTTGTTGCGATGGCACTATTGACATAGCCAATTGCACCGATGTGTGCAGCCAAGCCTGCTGTTGCATGTCCTGTCGGAGCTGTGCTCGTAGCGGTTCCGTTAGCCGCTTGGTGAACGAAACTTCCAGCCGCAAGGTTAGAAGTTACTTCCACTCGAGGACACCAGCCACCCACGAGCATCCAGAAATA